CCATTTGAGATGTTATTTTCTTTTTCATTTTTATTGTCAACGTCAGAATTGTCTTCATTTTCATTTTTATGTTTATAGTCACATTTCTTTTTATGATTAAATAAACTTTGACGATGTTTATATGTAGAACCACAAATACAAGAATAAGTTTTTAAAGGTTCAATAAGATTTGGCATTTTTTCGGCAGAAAATGTCAGTATGCCGTCAGTATTTTGATGCTTCAGTGACAATATATGTTTTTCAAAGTTAGATCTTTTGCTGCATACAAATGCGCATTTTTTGCATACAAATTTTCCGGCATTTTCGGCATTTTTTATGTCAGTCATTTGTCAGTATTATATACTTACAAAAAAATGCCTAAATCCTTTTTTAAAAAAAATATAAAAAATTTATCGTCACAAATTAAAAATTATTTTTTCGGTCACCAGACGCTAATTTTTTTTTATCGTCACAAATTAGATTTTTTTCAACATCGTTTTGGAAAAATCGATTTTTGGACATTTATAAATGTCCAAAATCCAAAATTCAAAAAAACTTTCCCAACGAAAATTTTACATTTTATATAATAAATTGGAAAAACAACTTAAAGACTCAAATATAATAAATTGTAAAAATAACTTAAAGCCGAAGGCGGAACTTTGTTAAAGCCGTAAAATTGAATTTAGATTTAAAAAAAAATTGAAATGCTTTTATAAAATAATATAATAATCATAAACTATGCAGATAATGAACTCTAAATCTACTGAAATGTCGAAAATTCTTATTATTGAAAACGATGATGAATATACTAATCCTCAAAATTTATTTACTGAGCTTATTAGAGTTCAAAGATTAAAAGAAGAGAATAATGATATATGGAAAGATAGTCCTTATAAGGATTTTGTTAAATTGCAATCTAATAATGCTGGGATTGTAGGTGAAAAATTTATTCAAAATATATGTTCTATTACTGGATTAGAATCTAGTGTAGATGGAGCTAAAACTAAGCAAATAGGCGGAGGTTATGGAGATGGTATTATTAATGGTAAAAGCGTTGAAATTAAAACAGCTCATCAGGGTTCTACAAGTCCTTCATTTCAACATGAACTTGGAGAAATGCCTTGGAACGCACAATATATGATGTTTATTGATATTGCTCCTCAATGTATTTATCTTACGTTATTTGCAAATTTTACTGAAACTGAATATAAAAGTGGAGAAAAATGCTCCAGATGTTTTCCATCTAAATCGGTCACATGGAGAAAGGGTAAAGGTGCATTTAAACTTGACACAACTGTTTCTATAAATGAAACAAATATAGCTACTGGAAACACATTTAAAATTTTGCAGTCAACTCCTTTTTCCGAAATAAAAAATTTTATCAATAGTCGCATTGTATAAATTTCTAATTAAATTAATTCAATAATGTATTATAAATTTGCGAACTTCTTAAATTATATGCTGAATTTGTAGATAGAAATGCAATTTCACCCCAATTAATGTCTAACATTTTTTTCTTCATAGTTTCTTTATTTACATTAAATACTAAACCATAACCTTTTTTTCCAGGTAATTTTTCAAAATTATCATAACATTTCATATTATCCTTTCCAAAACATGTTGAAGGAATATAAACATCACATTTTCCTATCATATCTTTATTTCTTGTTGATGCAACCGTTCCTCCATCTGACAATGAATATATTTTTATTTTATCATTTACATAATCTTTAATTTCTAGGTCTTCATTTTTATGATTTTTAGACCAAATTTGAAATATTGTATTTATTTTTAATACAGTTTTATCTGGCTCATAAAAGGTTGATTCTAATTTTTCCGAGTATAATAAATTATATCCTTTTACTCTTTTTCTTGGTACACCTTTTCCATCACTTTCAAATAATTGTGGTAATATAAAACATACATATTCAGCAAAGTCATATGAATGATTTATAAATTTTAAAGCCATATGACCTCTTAATCCAAAAGGTGGATTACCAAATACAACATATCGTTTTTGTTCTAATGGTTTCCATTCCAAATAATCAGTTTCTACTATGCCATTATAGCGTGGTTCAATGTCAAATGCAATTGTTTTACCTTTTGGCAAAACTTTAACAAATGAACCATCACCTGCAGAAGGCTCAATATAACTAAATTCTTCTTTATTTTCGCTATATTTTTTTATTATTTCACAAAACTTGTTAAAACAATAACTTGCAGTTGCTTCTGGAGTAAAGAATTGGTCTTTTTCCTTTGTTGAATATTTTGAGTAATCAATTTTTATTTTTGCTAATTTTAATAAATCAAATTCGTAATTTTTTGGAATATCATTTAATTCAATCCAACGCGTTATTGTTCCTGGAGCTAAATTTAAAATATTAGCTAAATCTTTTGTTTTATATTGTTTTAATAAATTGGTTAATACAGTTAATAAATTTATATTGGTTACTTCTTCTGTATCACTATCATCCTCTATTATTAATTTCTTTTTTGGTTGAGTTGTCATTATAATTATATAAATTATATTATTAATATAATTCATACTCAATTTTATTTAATAATTAATATACAATTATTATATGAATAACATAATTATTGTATTTGATACAGAAACAACTGGCTTTAGCCCAGAAAAAAACGAAATCGTTCAATTAAGTTATATTTTATACGATGTAAAAAAACGAAGTGTTTTATACGCCACTCGATTAAACGACGATATTGTTAATATTATTGGTAAAATACCAAAAGAAACATCTGACGTCCATGGTATAACTAAAGAAATGACGCTTGACAAGAGACCAATTAAGGAACATATTGACGAATTTATGCGTTATTGCGACCAAGCAGGTAAATTTGTAGGTCATAACATTAAATTTGACATTAAAATGATTACAGGACAAATTAAAAAAATCATACAGCAATATCCTACAGAAGCAAATAAATATAACAATTTTTTAAGTAGATTTGAAATGATTGGTAAAGATTTACCTAATGCAGCGTATTGTACGATGGAAGAGTCAAAGGGTATATGCGCTCAATTAAAAGGCACTAAAAAACTCAAAGCAGAAAAATTAATGGAAGTTCATAGACTTCTATTTAGACAAGACGTTAAAGGTCAACTTCATAATGCTCTTGTTGATATCTCTGTTACTCTTCGGGTTTATTTAAAGTTAACTGCCAATTTAGATATTTGTTTAAATATGGATAGAGCAGCACCATCTTCAAGTGTAACTAATAATAATGAAATTTGTAATTTAATTAATCCTGTAGATTCTGGTGATGAGCCAGTGGAAAATGTTGAATATTCTGGCGAACTTATAACAGGGCTTACCATTATACCAGACGGCATTGAAGAAGAAAAGATTATGGTCCAAACTGTCGCGCAAGAATTTGTAGCCAACGTCCAAAAACAAGCTATTGCTAATGTTATGGCATTACAAGCACCAAAACCACCTATGTGCACGAATATTAGTATATGTAGAGCAATTCTTGAACCTGGGGTTAAAAAAGGCAAAGAATGTGGTCGCCCTGCAACTGTTGATAACCAATTTTGCGGTCTTCATAAGCCTAAAGGTATTAAAATTAAACCTGTTGCAAATGTTATACCTGAACCTATTGCACCTGCGCCAGCAGATGATAAGCCAATTGTTTCAAAATTTTCCTCTAGTTTTGTAACTAAACTTATGAAGCCATTTACAAAGAAAAATAAAGTAACACCAATTGGTGGACGTAAAAGAAAGAGTAGAAAAAGCAGAAAAAACAGAAAAAATAAAAAATATTAAGAATATATAAATGACATGGATACATTCCTATAATGGAGCAATGAGAGTATTATCATCAATAGAAAATGGTAAATGTAGTGGTACGTGTAAATCAAGTTGGATACGTAATTTTAAATATGCGTTAAAAACTAAAACGAATCCATTAAAACTAACAACAAGTCAAAGAAAAACAATGAATGCTAGAATTAAAAGTCTTTCAGTTAAAAATCCAAAACGAACAATAAAAAAATATGCATCAAGAAAATCTCCTCCTTATCCAGCAAACCAAAATTGCGGTAAAAAAATGAAAGGTAATGATGGTAATTTATATGAATCTAAAATAAATATTAATGGTATATGTTCTTGGAAAAGAATTTAAAGGTATAATAAATAACAATTTATTATGTCTTATATTGGAACTAAAATATTTTTTGGTGTATGTTTAAATTCATATTTGTCTTATCAAATTATGGGAATGGCGTCATCATGGTTAGATGATCGACTTCGTGAAGAAAGAAAAATAATTCTTTGTGAAATCCGAACATCCGCTGCTGTCTCAGCATCAAAATAATATATTTAAAATATCTACTTAAAGAAAAATTAATAAAATATATAGTATAAATAAAATGGAATTAATTTGTGATAACGAACATTGGAGTTGCTGCTATAGTACTTGGAGCAAAATAAAGAACGATTGTGTTAAAGCCACTTTTGCTTATATTCAACAATTTATCAAAAATAATATAATCCGCATTGATAATGAAGAGAGAAGACAGCAAATAAAAATACTTGAATACATTGACAAAATTAATGCA